ATGGTCGGGACGGTCTCGAGGCCGAGCGACTTCGCCGCCAGCAACCGGCCGTGGCCTGCGATCAGCTCGCCACGCTCATCCACCAGCACCGGCGCGACGAAGCCGAACTCGAGGATGCTGGCCGCGATCTGCGCCACCTGATCGGGCGCGTGCGTGCGCGCATTCGCGGCATAGGGCAGCAGCGAGGTGACAGCGCGCGCCTCGACAGCGCTCGCAGACCAGGGGGCCTGGGGCATCGCAACCTGCTTCTGGTGAACGGGGAGGCGCCATGGCCGGCAACCGGGCCAGGCTGGCAACCTAAAGAACGGGGCTGACGCTAGCGAGGTCCGGCGCGTCCGCCCCCCGCATACGCCAGGGCCACGAAGGAACCATCAGGTCTACGCATGCCTTCGCTTTGCTGCGCTGTCGGATCGTTGTCCGGGGCGCGCCCGCATCTTCGCGAGGTATGGTGATGATAGGTCGACCGGGTTTCGTTGCGCAACACGACATTCTTTCGCGGCACTACGCACGACTACGCTCGCGCGATTTTTTTCGAGGTCGCATCGCTCATGCAGCCCTCGTCCGCGGCACGAGCCCGAAGTGCCCTGCGAGCACGCTGAGCGTCGCGACGAGCATCCCCTGCGCCTGCGGCGGTGGCATAGGCCGGCCCCCCCAGCCCTGACGCATTGCCCACTCCCGTACCGACGTCTCCAGGCCCAGGACGTGCCAAGCACAGGAGCCCGCGGCGCTGTCGTGGCCGCCCAGTGCATCGAGCGCCTGAGCGACCTTCCGGCGCGCGTCAATGGTGCGGTCTGACAGTGCGTCCGTGGTCCCGCCCGGCAGGCGGATCAACTGGGAGTGCGTCATGCTGTCGAGAGCGGCGCGCCGGAACAGCGTGCGGAACAGAGAGCCAGCGTCGTACATGCTCTGCGTGATGGTGCCGTGCCCGAGCATCAGCCCGAGCGTGTCGACTGCGCGACGATGAACGACGGTGCTGCCCGTGTCGGGATCGGCTTCGCGGACGGGAGGGGTGAAGCCACCATGCTGCAGCCGCCACTTCGTCGGCTGCGCCAGGTCCTCGCGGGGCGTCGTTGTGCGCTTGTTCTTCCGCTTAGCGGCCATTGTTCACTCCCATGCGGCGTCCCCACCGCCTCGTGGCTTCGTTGATGAGCGCCTGGCGGAGCCAGGGATCGGTGATGTCGTCGATGGCGATGGAGACCACGCCCTGCTCGCGCCAGACCCGGCGTCGCAGCGCGTCGAGTTCGTGCGCGGCGGTCGGGCTGCACGCGCGATGCAGCGACGAGCGTGGCTGCATGGGAGAGCCGGGCAGCATCACGCGCGGCCTCCCTGGGCTTCCGTCGCCCAGAGCAGCAGCGCGATCGCGTCGGCCTCGTTGTCATCGGCGGGGGTGAAGCCGCGCGCCTCGATTGCGGCGATCATCGCGGCCTTGTCGGCGTTGCCGCGGCCGGTCGCGAAGCGCTTGATCGTGCCAACGGGGACGCCCTGATACGGGACGCCGGCGCCTTCGCACCAGGCGGTCAGGTGCGCGAGGAAGCCGCCGTAGACATGAGCGGCCGTGGTGCCAGCGTGGCGGCGAACCTCCTCGAAGACGATGCTCCCGAGCGGGCCGGCGTTGGCACCCATGCTGTCCAGCCAGCGGCGGAAGCGCGGCCAGCCCATGCCGCCGCCCTCGAAGCGCCCTGGGCGGAAGGTGGCCGTGCCAGAGGTGATGGTGCCGTCAGCCAGCCGCACCGCCCAGCCCAGGGTGCTGCCGAGGTCAAGGGCCAGCACGCTGGAGGCAGGCGTATTTGTTGCGATAACAGATTGTACAGATCCTCCGGTAAAGGGCGTTGCGCGCGCGCGTGCGCGCACGCGAACGGGTGTTTGGGGAAGATCTGTCAGATCTGTCATCGTAACGAACATTCCATCGCTGGGGGTGGGGATCATGGGTCTGCCTCCGGGATCAGAACTGCATGCCGTCAGGGGGTGTCGTTGGCCGGCGAAGCCGCAGGCCGAGGAAGCATCGGGAGCCACCTTCGCGCTCGCGGACGAAGCCGCGGTTCGCCAAGCCGTCCGAGAAGCGCTTGCTGGACCCCACATGTTCGCCGCTTGCTTCTGCCCACGCCTTCCAGCTGGCGAAGAGGGCGGCGGTCGGCTCGATGTGGCGGGCTCCGCGCTCGCAGCATTCCTCGAGCCAGCGACCGAGTGCGTCCTCAGCTTCGAAGTACGCGTCCGTGGCGGCCAACACGGTGGGGGGAGGGCGGAGGCCGGTCTTGTGCCACTCCAAGCAACCCTGCAGAGCCCAGGCGAGGATGCCGTCGCGCTCCGCCAGGAGCCGTTCGGGAAGCCGCTTGTCGCGTTGTGAGGGCGGGATGGTGACGGTGAATGGCACCATGTGCAGACGACGCCGCATCGCCTCGTCGACGTTGCGGATCGACGGCTTGTGGTTCCCTGCGACCAACAGCTTGAACTGCGGGGTGAACTCGAAGAAGTCCTGGCGCATGAACCGTGCGGTGATTCGGTCGCCGCCGGTGAGTGCCTTGAGTTTGCTCTCGGCCCAGCGGCTGCCCTGCTCGGTCTCGATCGAGGTGACGATGCGGGCACCCCGAAGACCGGCCATGTCGGTGGGGTGGCGATCACCGGTCGTCGCCATGAACATGTCCATCGGCGCGACGGTGGCGTAGTCGCCCAGGATGGCGGTCAGCGTGTTCACGAACACCGACTTGCCGTTGGCGCCAGTCCCGTAGAGGAAGAACAGCGCATGCTCGGTGGTGACGCCGGTGAGGCTGTATCCGACCACCCGGCGGAGATAGGCCTGAAGCTCGACGTCGCCGCCGGTCACCTGGTTGAGGAAGGCGAGCCATGCCGGGCATCCGCCGGCTGGGGCAGCGGTCGTGATCTTCGTCATGCAGAGGGCACGGTCATGCGAGGCGAGCGCGCCCGTGCGCAGATCGACGACCCCGACCGGGGTGTTCAGGAGCCAGGGATCGCGGTCCCAAACCTCTGCGGTGGTGGCGTGGCGGCGGTCCGCCCGGGCGAGGCGCTCCACGGCCGCGACGGTCGAGGCCTGCGAAAGCTTCGTTCGGACCTTGGCGCTGTTCGCGCGATTGGCAGCAGCACGGCAGACCTGGCGCGAGAGGTCGAAGGCACGCAGCGTACCCTCGCGCTCCCATCGGGATCCCGTCCATGTGAGCCAGGCGCCCCAGACGGCGACGTGCAGCCAATCCTCGCCATGCTGCTCGCTGAATTCGGCAGCGAGGGCATCCTCGGTGAAGCCGATCGGAAGGATGCCGTCTTCGCCGGTGCCATCGCCGCCTGCGTCGCTGTGCTCCACGGCTGAGGCATCTGCGCCGGGATGGCTGGCCCCCGCGCGCCGCCACAGGCGCTCCGCTTCCTGACGCAGACGATCCTCTGGCCAGGGCGGGCTGATCCGCGCCTCGTTGTAGTCGCAGATCTCCTGCCAGGCCTGGGCCGCGGCGACGAAGCCATCCTGGCAACGTCGGATCCAGTAGCCGATGATGCGTGACAGGGCGTCGAAGCGCGTCACACCATCGGCGCCACCTTCACGGATCTGCTGACCGAAGAGCTCGGTGACCTCGCCGCGGCTGCTTCCTGCACCGTTGAAGTCGAGAGGATCGCCTGCGGTGGCGATGGGAACGTCAGCGCCGATACCAGGCAGGAGCGGCATCGCCAGCACGGCCTCGGCGAAGTCCGTCAGATCGCGGTCTGGGCCGCTGCCGGTGCGGATCGCTACGAGGCGCTGTGCGCCTCCCTTGGCGTGCAGCGAGCCCGCAACGCGGATCGGCTGATGCGCTGAGCGGAAGGCAGGGTCACCGCCGACCTTCACAGCGATCGCATGCCGCAGCCGGCAGACCGTCGCGAGATCCTCTCCCGTGGCTGGCTCGGTGAGCCGCCAGTAGAGATGCAGCTTTTCCTGGCCATCGGCCGTGACGCCGCCTGACGCCACCTCGAGGCTCGGTGCGCCCAGGTACTGCACGAGATGCGCACGCTTGGCCGCGATGTCGCCCCCGTCGAGGTCGACGAGCACCACCTGCATCTGGGCGATGTGCTCGGCGCTGGCCTGCCCGGGCGCAGGGACAGTCCCAGGGATGACATAGAGCGCCATCCCTGCGTCGGCAGCCCACTGTGCCTGCACGGCGAGCTTCGCCGGCAGATCGGCATCGGCCGGCAGGAAGGGGGTGTGCGGCGCGCGGTCGGGCCCGCCCTTCTCGGCCAGCGCGCGGACCGCGACCCAGCCCTCGCACCACCCGAACACCATGTCGGCATAGGTCGCGACCATCGCGGCATCGGGGGCGACCGGCATGGGCGGCATCCTCTCGGCGGCGCTCATGACCAGCACCGCGTGCGCCAGGGGCATCGGCTGCACTCGATATGCTCCGGCTCGGTCGCGACGCGGGGCAGCCACTCGCCGGCGTCGCAGGCCTGCAGGACGCGCACCCCTTTATCGCTGGTCGCCTGCGCCAGGGCTCCGTCGAATGGCACGAGTTCGTGGTGCAGCTCGGCGGTGTCCTTGTTCACCGCGGTGAACAGCGCAGGCGCGTCGGTCAGGCCCATGTAGGCCTGGTAGAGCGCGATCTGCGCCGCGTAGACATGACCGACCGCGAAGATGCGCAGCGTCTGGCCTGAGAAGCCCGTCTCGGGATCGCGTGGGATGTCGAGGAACTCGTATTGCAGGCGCCGGGCGCAGGGATCGCCGAGGCGCGACCCGCCGAGATACGCCCGTCGCGGCCGCTCGCCGTTCGCCGCGGCCAGCGCCGCGTCGATCAGCCCGTTGATCACCTCGCCGGCCGTCGGCGGCTTCTGGCGATGATTGAAGTCTAGGCTTGGCTCCGTCATCAGAACGGCACCTCCGGCACGTCCGGTTTGACGATCGCGCGCATCGCGTCCTGGAAGGCACCGACCGCCACCTCTGCGAGTGTCAGCACCTGCTGTTCGGAGAGGGCATTCAGCGGCGTGGTCCAGCCGATCTCGGCCATCACCTCCGCCATGGCGCGCATCGCCGCACGCAGTGCGGCGCGCTCCTGCTCGGTCAGATCAACCATGCCGAACGAGCGCTCCGCCGAGCGTGACCAGAACTCCTGGCATGTGATGGAGCAGAACGACGCAGAAGGCCGCGGCGACCGCGACGGGGTCGGGTCGAACCAGCCGAAGCCGCGCGCCGGCCGCCGGCAGACGGCGCAAAGCACGGCTGGTGCGGGGCCGAGCGGCATCGCCAAGCAGCTCCGTCATGCTGCCCTTCCCAATCCGTTGGGAAACACCGCGGCGATGATCTGCGGCCGGTTCCAGAGGAAGTTGAGCCGGCAGTTCGCGCCGTATTTCGACAGCCCGAAGTCGAGCGCCGGATCGGTGTCACCGGCGCGCGCGAGCAGCTCGCGCTGCCGCGGGCTCGCCGGGTGGTTCAGCCAGAGGCGGCTCTTGGTGGCGGCGGCGCTGGTCTCGGCCTGGCGCAGGAAGTCGTCGGCATCGGCCAGGACCTGGGCCCGCTCGCCGACGCCGAGATGCCGCAGGCGTCCATGGCGCAGCTTGCCGACGGCGTGCCAGTGCTCTCCGTCGAAGAACACCCCGGCCCAGGCGTCGAAGCCGGAGGCCATCATGGCGTGCCCGTCGCCATGCATGTCCCACCAGCGGAAGGGCGAGCGGTTCAAGAGGTCGATCTCGGTCAGCCCGAAGCGCTGCAGGGGGCGTTTCTCGCTGAGATTTCGCTCCCAGACATGGCCGCAGAAGGGGCAGGTGAGGGTGCCGAGCGGCACCTCTGCCGCGCAGTCCGGGCAGATCTTGTAGGGGGCCTGCCCCGGCTCGGGCTCGTCCTCCTCGGCAAGCGTGCCGTCGTGCTCGATCGAGCCGTGCCGAAGTGCGGCGCCGGCGAAGTCGAGGACGATGCAGTCGGTCTTGACGACGCCCGGGAAACGCTCGGGGTCGACCTTGCGCAGCCCGCGCCCGATCGCCTGCACGAAGGTGCCGCGGTGAAGCATTGGGCGGAGCACGACGATGCAGCCGACCGGCTGGCTATCGAAGCCCTCGGTCAGCACCATGCAGTTGGTGATCACCTGCACCTCGCCGCGGTCGAAGCTGGCGAGCAGCGCCGCGCGCTCCTTCGTCGGCATCTCGCCGGTGACCGTCTCTGCGGTGATCCCGGCGGCGCGGAAGGCGGCGGCGACCGCCTCAGCATGCGCGATGGTCGCGCAGAAGGCGATGGTGCGACGGTCGCCGGCGCGCTCGCGCCAGTGCTCGACCACCGCCTCGTTCACCACCGCCCGGTTCAGCACCATGGCGGCAGCCTCCATGTCGAAGTCGCCGGCCGTGGCGCCGACCTGATCCAGGTCCTTGGAGACGCCGACGTCGATGGTGAAGGTGCGCGGCGGCACCAGGATGCCCTCCGCGATCAGCGCCGAGATCGGCAGATGGAAGGCGATGTTCGAGAAGGTCTTACGCAGGCTGCGCCCATCACCGCGCTCTGGCGTCGCCGAGAGGCCGAGCAGCTTGAGGTGCGGGTTGCGAGCACGCGCATCGGCGATGATCGACTGGTAGCTGTCCGCCGCGGCCCGGTGGCACTCATCGATCACCAGGTGCGAGATCGCCCCCATCCGTGCGCGGCGTGCCGTGCGTGCCAGCGTCTGCACGCTGCCGAACACGATCTGCCCGGACCAATCGTCGCGCTCGGCCTTGACCACAGAGGCAGAGAGCCCGGCAACGCGTCCGATGGTCGAGCGGTTCTGCTCGATCAGCTCGTCCGTGTGCTGCAGCACCAGGAAGCGGGAGGCCGGCTGTGCCGCTGCCTCCTCGCCGATGAAGAAGCCGGCGACGGCCGTTTTGCCGGCGCCGACCGGAAGCGCGACGAGTGTGTTGCCGTGCGCTGCGGTCTGGGCGCGGGCGGCGTCGACGGCCGCCCGCTGGTAGTCGCGCGGGATCATTGGTGCGCCTCCTGCTCAGCGCGCCCAGAAGGGCGCGTTGCCAGCCGCCGCAGGCTGACCCGGTTGCGCGGACGCCCACGGCGGCGCGTCACCGGCGGCAGTGGGCGTCGAGGATCCCGGCAGCATCGGCTGCGCCGGCGCCGCACCCATCAGGCGAGCGTAGTCGGCGTGCTCGGGACCGATGGCAGCGGCAATGACGTTGCGGCCTTCGTCCCGCGCGTCGGCCTTGTCCTTCTCGACGCCGATGCGGGCGATGAACTCCATCCCGTTCAGGTCACCGAAGCCTCGGATCACCCGCGCCCCGCGAGCGCGGTCGGAGGTGTCCTTCGACGCAATCCCACGAGCGCTCTCGAGGATGCCGCGGATCAGCGCGCGACCGCGGTTACCGTAGGTGTCGTCTGCCCCCTGCGCGCCCTTCCCGCGGAGGCCGATGCGCGTATAGATGCGACGGCGCGCATGCGGGCCCTCGACGATGACTGCCTCGGTGTTGAGGTATTGCGCATCGCTGGTGCGGCTCTGTGTGATCCAGCCGTCGGGCCCGACACCGCGAGGCCGGATGGTGAGGCGAGCCTTCACCAGCGTCCCGTTCGGGATCAGCTCGAAGCTGTCCTGCTGCGCCTCGGCGCCGTTGAAGTCGTGCGTGTAGCTCCCGGACATGGCTCAGGCCTCCTGCGTCGTCGTCGTGGTGATGGTGGGGGCCGCGGGTTCCGCAGCGGGCAGCGCGACCTGGAACTGTGCCGTCGGCTCCGCGGTCAGAGGCCGGCGGATCTTCTCCATCAGCCGGCCGAGATGCGGCGGTTCGATCACGCCGAGCCGGCCGCTGCGATCCTTCGCGGGATAGCCGAACGGGTTGAGCGTCGTGCAAACGAAGGCCCGATACGGCTCGCCCTTGTCAGTACGCAGTTCCGCCAGCGTGATGAGCTCGTCGACCACGCCGGGGAGCTCGAGCCCAGTCTTGGTGCCCTCGACCTGCAGCGCGAAGAACGGCCGGCTGAAGTCGTCGAGCTTCTTGTCCAGAATCCCGACCAGCCAGACGTTCTTGTCAGGCACGTGCTGGAGATGCGTGACCCAGGCGATCATCTCCTGCCCGAGCAGTCCGTAGGCACCCCGGAGGTCGGGCTTGCCGCTACGATCCGAGACAGCCTGCGGCTGCCCCTTGCACCACTGCAGGCAGAGGCGGGACGCGACGGTGATGCTGTCGACGAAGATCGTTTCGTATTTGGCGAGTTGGGCGGGGTTGCCGAAGGCCTCGCAGACGCGCGCGTAGTGCGTGGCGCTGTAGGGCTGGTCGTCGCGCATCGCCGGGTTCGGCCCGCCGATCCAGCACGCGATGTCGCGGGCGAGATCCCAGTCCCGCACCCGCACCTCGTCGCCGGGCCAGCCGGCCACCGCGAGCTCGCCCGCCTCGAGGTTCACGAACAGCGTCGCGGCGGGGTCGAGCGACCAGAGCTGGCTGGTCTTGCCGATGCCGGAGGCGCCGGCCAGGACGCCCTTGATGCCCCGCCGCTCCGCCATCCGCTCGTCGGCGCCGATGATGCGCAGCCGGCCCGACTGCGTCTGGGAGAAGGGCGCGCTCACCGGCCGCCCTCCTGAATCCGCATGGCGCTCTCAATCGCGAGGTCCGCGCCGAGGCCGCCGGCGCACCGGGCGCGGTCATGCAGCTGGCGCAGCGCGTCGAGCCGCCTGAAGAGCACAGTGCTCTCGGTGCTCAGCGCCTGGATGGCGAAGGCGATGTCGTCGATCGTGGCCTGGCCGATCGGCTTGCTGATCGCGTGGCCGTATTCGCCGACGGCATCGGTCTTGATGCAGTCAGGCAGCGATGCCATCCCGTAGGACTGGCGCAGCTGATCGAGCGGCGGCGGCTTGGGCTTGAACATGGAAGCGTGACTCCTTCGTCGTCGCGCTCCGGTACCGTCGGTGAAGGTGCTGCCGGGCCCCGACGCGGCGGAGCTGACCGTCCTGGTGTTTCCGCCTCGCGACGGTGTTGCATTCCCAGGAAGACCCGGCAGGAATGCCGGGTGCGATCAGGCGGCGGGGCGATGCTC